TGCATCACATTTTCTTCTACGTATTCATATTGTTCAGGCATTGCTGACCATTCCAATGATGAATATGGTATTGTTACATATTTATTAAGCTTATCTATGTAATATAACGCAACTCTATGATTATTTGGATAAGTACGAATTGCTTTTCTACGCATAATCAAAATAGGAGGAGGATCATGCGGATGATTATGTTTTTGTCTACCGTCTTCTTCTGTTAATTCAAAAGGAGGTTCATCAAAAACTTCATATTCTTCAGGCAAAGAAACTTCTACCGTTTGTTCTGGTACTTCTTGTTTTTTTGTTGAAAAATCTCTGAACGATTTCATTCTTCTTCTTTTGGTGCAATAAGACTTTGAGCAATTTCCTGTTTCTTGGCTTCAATATGTGCAGAAACTCTATCGTGAATTGATGCGTAAAGTTCTTCTCTAAATTTAACGCCATCATTTTCCATTGCATAATCAATAATATTTTTTGTTGAATAGTCTGCCATTTTTATCTCCTATAATATGCGTTTCAATTTAACTAATGTAGATTCTTCTTGTTGATCTGCTGGATTTTCTGGTTGTTGTGGTACATTAGACAACATTGATTGTTGTGCAACGTCATTCATAACACCAACTGGTAATCCAAGACCTGCTTCTCTTTCCTCATCAATCTCATCTTGCATTGTTTTGATTTCTTCATCAGTTAAACGCAAAACGTTACGTTGAATCCATGATTGTGAGAAGTAACGACCAGTATATGGATCAACGTTGGCCAACAAAGCCAAACGTTCTTTCATTAACTCAGCATCTTTGAGTTCGGCAAAATTATTGTCTTTAATGAAGTCATAATAAATATGTTCCTTCATTTCATCCCATTCGTCAGCAGTACAAATGCCTTTTAATACACATTGTACACGCATGGCTTGGTCAAACAAATCAGCAAACTTGTTACGCATACGGTCAACAAACTTGGCAAATTTTAATTCATCTCTAGTGATTTCATTGACACGACCTAAAGAGAAGCCTGAAGACTCAGGATTCAACCTGGAGATTGGAACGCACAAAGCTTTATACAACTTACGTTCAAAGTACTTAACGTCCTCCAACTCACCTAGATTCTGTCCACCAGGAAGTGTAGTAATCTCTGTGCCTTTACCACCTTCTCTACGTGGTAACCAAAAGTCTTCCATCATAGACAAGAACTTACGGTCATCCCTGACTTCACCTGTGTTGGCATCATAGACCAACTTGTTCTTGTACTTAACCATGATGTCACGGAGGTACTGTTCTGCCTTTAGTTTAGGCAAGTTACCTACGTCAATGTAAAAAATTCTACGTTCTGGTGCTCTTGAGATACGATAGATAACTGTCGCATCTTCAATCATACGCAATTGATTTAATGGCTTTATGGCCTTGTGCAAATACGATAGAACCACCGCTCTACGGGAATCCATAAGTCCGGATACAACTGAAATAATGGAATCAGTAGTGATACGAACACCAACAGGACCAAAATTGCTAGAAGAACCAGTAGTGACTTTATCGTTAAAAATATAGTATTCATTGATAACATTCATTACCTCTACGCCTGTGCGTTCATCTTTTTTCTTTTTAACTTCACGCACTTTACGTAATTTACGTGGATCAATGTATCTTAGTTCTTGAATACCTTTCATTGGATTTTCACGGTCAATAATAATATGATAGTACATTCTACCATCAACATAATATCTACGGAAAATATCTGTCGCTAAAGCATTATAGTTTAATAAACGTAGTAATGTTTCAAACTCTGTTTTTAATGCTGATTTAATTTTGTCAGAGACCTTTAAGTCATCCATAACAATTTTAATATTTTTGCCATCATCGTCTTGGCAAATAGCTTCATTAATAATATCATCTATTGCTGATTCAATTTCTGGTTGCATTGCCATTTCTCTGTAACGAGAAATTAATTCAACCTCATTCTTGGATGTACCATCTAAATCAACATAAGTTCCATAATAAGCAGCAGATGTTATTGTTAATGCGCCATCATCATTTGTTGGAGGCGTAAACGATTGTTGCACGGCTTGGTCATCTTCAGACTTGTTTCGTGCAATCGTAAAACCGAAAAGAGAAAATTTATTAGCTGACATATTGTTTAACTATCCATTTCAAAAAAACATAAATGAGAGGACCGAAGTCCTCTCTATAAAATAATATATTAAGATGTTGTGTCTGATGTCCAATATTGATAAGCAAACGTTACTGAATATTCTTCAATAGAATCGTTTGAGCTCCAATCCAAATCAATTGGAGATACATCAACAGGGAACATACCAACAAAGTCATACTTTTTAAGACTATCACCAGATTTACCGTACTGTACTACGCTAGCATCAGATGTGTAAGATGTTGGACTTACATACGCTGCATCTCTTTGGTTTCCAGTATGGCTATTAACCAAATTCAACCATTCTTCTAGTGCGTTACGTACATAGAAATCTTCATCATTAATGATTGTCAATGTCCAATCGGTAAAGGTTCTGTTACCAGCAAATTTCAATTCACGACCAAAATAATACACAGGTACAATACCGATTGTAGAACCAGGTAACTGTGATGTTTTAGCCTTAAATCTAATATCTGTGGCAGCGACGCCACCAGAAATTGTTGCTGGGAAATTTAGTAATGTGACCTCAAACAGATTAGGACGTGCGCCGTCATTAACTAGGTTGGATCTAAATTCTGATACATTAAATGCCATTTTATTCTCCTATGTGGTTTTATTTATTAAGCTGCACCAACGATTGTGTTAAAATCAACACCGGTACCAACAGCCACAAAGTTCAATTGAATATAATTGATTGAACGTGCAGGTTTAATGTAGATGTCACCAACAAATTGGTTAGCATCAATAACATCAGATGTATTATTATTTCCATCACAAACTACTTTAAAGTCTGTAATACCACGGCGACCTTGAATGTCACGTAGGAAAGGAGTTATTAATCCAACAAATTGTGCTCTTGTATAAGAATCATTGTATTCAAACAATGAGAACTTAGCTGCTTGTGTAATTGCACCTTCAATTGCCAAGAATAAACGGCGAACGTTAATTCTGTCAAAAGCAGATGGTTTAGATTGTAGAGTTTTATCTCCAAACAATACAGTACCTTGTCCAGGGAAAGATACAACAGGATTTACACCTGCTGAATACAAGGTGTCACGATATGATTTAGATGGATTCCATGCCAATTTGATGGAGTTTTTAATTGCACCACGGTTGAAACCGGCAGGAGAGTACCATGGATCTCTTACTGAGTCTGTGTAAACACAAAGACCAGCAATATCAGCATTTAATGGAATCCAACGGTATACATTGTTGTACTTGTCAAACTGATATTTCCAACCAGAATCAGCAACAACATAAGAAGAAGCACGAGCCAAAGATGTCAACCAAGTAGTAATATCTGTTGTTTCGTTACCTGCATTGTTTACTACTGCACTTTGTGGTGGAGAAATGAATGCTACACAGTCTGCTCTTTCAGCAGCAATGTTATCAATAACATATTGTTGTATTGCAATAGAAGCATCACCAGTTAAAACCAATGAAACATCAACTGAATCTTTGTTAGCAAAGTTACTAAAAGCTGATTGTAAATCTGAATCTTGTGGTACTGAGTCAACGCCTTTAGACAATGGTAACAATTTGTTTGTTGTTGCATTTGCAAAAGTTGTGCCTGAGGATGTTGTTCCCCATGTAGCCGAAGTGTTTGCGTATTCTACTGGATCAACCGCATAAATGTATTTTGATTTATTGAAAATAACTTGTTTGTAGTAGTTTGATGTTCCACCGTTCAAGTTGATAGCATCAGAAGCTTTAGATACAAATGGATATGTTTCTAGAACTGTACCTGCTGTACCTGTAAATTTACCACCAGCATCAATAACAATGATGTGCAATTCATCATTTGAACCACCTTTGTTCATAACATCTTCTGATGTTCCAGGTGCTGATGTGAAATATCCTGAATATGTCCAGCTAGAAAATAATGATGTATTAGCACAAACAGCAACTTCTAGTGAGTTACCTAATGCACCAGGGTATCTGGCCATGAAAGCGCCATATTCATTATTATTATTTGTATTTAACAATGTATATTGAAACACCTCTGGGTTTGCAACTTGAATTGCGTTGTTTCCAGAATTGGATTGTGCATTATTTGCATATACACCAACAGCACGGACAATTTTTAAGTTGTCACCGTAAGCCAAGAAATTGGCCGCAGTAAAGAAAGAAATTGCTGAATTAGAATCTGGCGCACCAAAAACTTGTTTCAAATAAAGTTCGTTATTTACCAATGTAACTACGTTTGCTGGACCCCATGAAAATGTTCCAGCAAAAGCACCAGCAGTCGTAAGTACTGAAGGTACGACTGTTGTTAAGTCTACCTCAGAGAAGCTTACGCCTGGAGAAAGTTGAAATGCCATTTTAAATCTCCTTAAAATTATTATGATTGGCAGTATAATACCATAGTAATATTTATGAAATACTATTCTTAGATATTACCGATGAATTTCTCTAAAAAATGATGCATAGGTTTCACCCGAATCGGCTTTCTCCCAAACATCACCGCCTTCTAATATAAAGTCATTTGTTTGTCCGTCATCTGCAAAGATAGTTGGCGGAGTAATTTCATCAAGTTGATTCATATTTTCCAATTGTATTTGCTTACGGATATCGTGGTTAACGATTTCTTTGAAATACTTCTGGGTAGTTACCCACCCAAACATAACAAGTCCCATCACCATGTCATCATTTGCATCATCTTCAGCCGCAAAGGTTGTCTTGTTGGCTACGAATGTTGTTAGTTCCGAAATGGTATCAAAATCATTAATGATTAACTTATCAGATTCAATTAAAGTTTTAAGATTGGAACAACCAATTCTTTTAACCTGTTGAGACATTTTGAGTCCCATTTGAATACCACGGGCAAAACCAGCAGACAATTGTTGTGGTTTCTTATTACCTGTGAATATCTTCCATAGATTTTCGTACTCAAGGTCATTGTGTATGATATCTGCAACCTGTGGATTGTTATTTATTTCAACTAAAATGTATGCATCGTTGTATTGCCTAGCTGTGTTATAGATAACGGTTGGAAAAAGGATAGGTGAAATAGAAGAACTTTTGTAAGTTGCCACTTGTTCATATGGAGCCACAGAGATATCTATGACTGAGAATGTAGATGAATCTAGTCCTTTGCCTTCTGATACGTCAACCACAAGGCAATATAAGTGGTCTTTCTTATTATCATAATCGCCTTTGACAGGTTGTTTATAGATTTTCAACATGTCATGTTCAAGTTCTGGTGTCTGGAAGGCCAGTTTTTGTAACTTGGTTGCTGAGATTAGTGTATTAGTAGAGCCTAAGAACTCAGTTTCAAACTCTTGTCTGAACTGGTGTTCTGAAGTATTCTTAATTGTTTCTTCTTTCCATGCCTCATCACGACCTGGAACCATAGACCAATGAATTTCAAATGGTACATAGTTGTTTCGTTTATTGATTGCATCTTGCCAAATCTTATAAAAAAGATTCATGCCGTTTGGTGTAGACACAATAATAATCTTGGTCTTTGTACCAGCAGTAATAACAGGATAAACGGAAGTAAAGAAGTCGTATGCGATATTAGATGGTACGAAAGCAAACTCATCTAAGAACACAATGTTATATGAACCAGATCGTGCAGCTGAACTGGATGTAGAAGATGCAATGATGACTGAACCGTTTTCTAATTCAATACGACCTTTGTTCCATTCAATGACACCTTGTTGCAACCACATTGGAAGATTCTCATATGCCAATTGTAGTTTACCCAAGATGGCACGAGCAGTTTCACCACGGTTGGCAAGAACAGCAATTGATTGTGAATCTTGAAATAGAACCGACCAAAGAAGATAAGCAACCGCAGTAGTTGTTTTACCAACCTGTCGAGGACATTTAGTGATGACAAAACGATTCTCATGGAAAGTTTTAATCATGTCCTTCTGAAAATCATACATTTTAAAAGGCACTAAACCTTCATCTAGTGTGATGATGTTAATGTATTTTGAAAAGTATATTGGGTCTTTGGCACACTTAATGTACTCATCAACCTGTTCTTCTGTGTATTGTACCTCAATGCCAACACGTTTCAATAACGGATTGTCACGGTAACTTTCTTTGATGGCCATTATTCTTTGTTATTCTTTAGAAATTTGGATAACTCTGCGGTAGAACCAACAAAAATTGCTTTGTCAATATTGGTGTTGCCTTCTTTGACTCTTGATTTATCCATGTCACGCATTTGCTTTTGCATACCTAGAAGTTCTTTATTAGCATCAACTAGATTTTTTAAAATGCCACCATATACTTCAAAGGCTCTTGGGTGTTGACCAGCCTTGGCAATCTGAAGTATTTCTTCCATGGCTTCTTTACCCGAATCAATAATTTCTTGTAAATTTTCTTTTGACTGTTGATATGCATCAGTCAAGTCCTGATCCACATCAGGTTTATTGTAATGTGTCGTAACAATCGGCTGTACCTTCTTAGGTTCAGAAGGCGTCACATCAAAGATTTCTTCCATATTCTTATCAAAGTTATTCATAATCAATCTTTATATTATGCGTAACACGTTTCTAATTCAGTACGCTCTAATCTAGCTATGTATCTATTAATAATTTCAATTGGTTGTTGTTGCTCAAGTAAACGCAATCCATCAACCCAACGACTGTCAATGTCCTCAAACTCTGATAATGAACGTAATGCACGGCCGTCTTTTACAAACTTCATTTCATCAATGTGGTATATGTTGTTGAATCTCATACTGGTTAATATACCATTAGCATATAAATTCATATGATAATCAGTAATTACATTATAATAATTAACAGTTTCATTTATAACAGTCTTATCAACTAATGTAACTTCTTGATTGTATTTATTCATTGTGATAGTGCCGATTGGAGTATCATCAGTCATTGGATAAGTAAATGCTCCGGCTTGTTTATTAAAAATTCTATGTTGTTCAATAGTTTTAAGAATTGAACCATCACTAAAGGTTAACAAGTTATACTTAGATGTTGTTTCTTCTTGCTTGATCCATAATGGTTTTGCAGTAGCAAACACACCACCATCAAAGTTCCAAACTTTCAAACTGTCAGACATTTCTATATTTTCAATGACTTTAGATGTACCATCAGCTAAGGTAATCAATGTTCCTTTAGCTAGACAAATAGTAGGAATCCAAGTTAGTACTGTGGGACTATAAGATATACCTACCGAATTAATCGCATAAGCTACTACGTTGATAGATTCATATGTAAATTCACTGGCGTTAAAACCAACTGTTTGTGATCCGGTTATTCCAGTAAGTATTGGATTTCCACAATTATCTCCGCTTCGTACAGCTTTTCTTTCTGCGGTACTACTGGTTGTAACACACTTATCTACACTTATAGCATAAGTTGTTTGGCCAGGTAATCCCCAGATGACTCCAGCTTCAATTATAGGACTACCACCATCACTGGTTATGTCAAATGTAACGGAAGCGGTTGGTTGACCAAATGTGTGTCCTGTAATATCCAAAACGGGTAATGTGATTGGCAAAACTGAACGCAACGTAACGCCGCCAGTAATTGTTGTCCCGCCGTGAATTGTTAGTCCTTGATTTGGGGGTAAACTCATTTTGTTTCCTTAAATATTTGGAGTTTCTGTAATAGTGCTTGTATATGTATACAAGCTGTTTGCGTTAGCATTAGGTGGATTGGTAGTGATATTAATCTCAGCTAATTTTTGTGCCGGCACTTGATAAGAATTAAACATATAATTTGAATTTGTATTCAGACCAATGATTGGTTGATTTGAAACAAAGTTGCCTGATATGTTAGATAAATGTAAAGTATTGTTTTTAAATAAAACAACTTTAGCCGTTGCAGTTGCCGTGTTAACTGAGAAACCTTGATACACAATTTCACCCGATTGATATTCACCAACACCTGTTGTATGCATATTAAATACCACGGTGTCATCAGCTGTTATATCATTATAGATATTTGTAATTGATGTATGAATCAATCCAACCAAAGTAGTTGGACCAAAAACAAAACCTTTAACAGTAAAGTTTAAAGTCCAAACAATCATACGAGGATCAGAATCTCTTGGACCTTCATATGTTGTTTCGTGTGTTGTGTTGTTGAGTACAACTGGAATTTCTTTAACGATTCCCATTTCAGGAACCAAATTGATTTTAATTGTATAGTCTGGTGTAAAGTATGGAAGAATATGTTCAATAATTTGTGTACCATCTTCTATATTACGGACATAGATATACAAAGAAAAATCAAAGTTGTATGGTACTGGATTGTATTGTGCTGCCACACCTTCAGAAGTCTTTGAGAACTGTTTTATATTGGTGTTTAATTTACGAGAGTTATCGTAAGAAAGACCAGTCATCTCAAATGACATACGAGGTAAAGTCATCTGAACTTTTTTATCCAGATTGTAATCACCTTCTAATCTTTGTACATATAACTCTTTTGCTGCATATGCAATAGGTACCAAAAAACGTTCAGCTTCAGAGTTATCTGCATTGTAACGTACAAGAGTAATATTATCAAATAGATTACCAAAACCCACAACGAGTTTTCGTATTATTCGGTTGTAAAATACATTAGCTGCCATTATATTGGTCCAAAAGGATTAATTTCTGTCATGTCTACAATATTACCAGCATTGTTTGCAATGTACTGGTTGTCATAGACTTCTTTAGTTGCAGGAGATTCTAATGGATTAAAGGTCACCAATGTATATTGTGCATTGCTTGTTTCGCCAATGATAACATGGTCATCTAAGAATTCACCAGCAATATTGGTAACTGATAATGTATTTGAAGATGGTATCCAAGTTTGAACCAAAGCAACAGCGGTAGCATTTGCCATAGTATTGTCTCTTGATTGGAAAACAATCTCTTGTTTTGCGTAGTTGCCTGTACCAGCACCAATGTTTAAATGTAGTGTATATGCTGAATCTGTAACCACAGAATCTATCTCCGGTTGACCAGTTTGAAAAACTTCTTGTGAGTACTTGAATTTTTCCATTTCCAATTCATAGAAATATGGAACTTTTCTACCCAACATAAAGAAATCTTTTGTTTGATTTGTAAATTTTATCTCAAATAATTCACCTGTTCCGTTTAAAAATGGAATATAAACTAAATCACCTTCACGGGGTCTATTAAATGTATCTTGTGGTACTCTTTCAGAAAAAGAACGTTTAGATAAAATCACATTGACATTGTTTTTAATTTCTAAACCAAATTTAGAAAAGAATTCTTTTTCACCCAAGTACTCAGTAGAATTAGAAAGATACATCTCAATAGAAAAAGCAGATTCAAATTTCTTAACTGGATCTTCACCAAATAATAAATCTCTTGCTTGGTCATTGTCATTTGGAAGATAATAGGCCTCAAAACCCATTATCTTAATGGATTCTACAATGAGGTCTTCAATAACTCTTTGTTCAGGTAAAGAGCCGTAATTATTAAAATAGTGATTTGTTGCCATGTTAGTTCATAAAGAATTCAAGAGGTGCTCCGTAATTCATCTCCATCTCTTTTTCAAGTCTTTCAATCTCAGCTACCGCTTCCGCTTGAATTGTTTTACCATCTAGTGTAACACCACCTGGTAGTTGTAGTCCTGCAAATTTGGAAAGATTATTACCCCAACTTCTTTTGATTAATACTGTGGCATATTCTTTTAACCAACGGTCATTCCATACTTTGTTATAGACATCTGGGTTAATTACCGCATATGCTTCGGCAATCACAACTGTACCAACTGGTGCTTCTGAGTCTCCCCAATTCCAATCAATGTATAGTCTTTGCATATGTCTCTGGAACCTGATAGGAACCTCTCCAGTAAACATAATTTCAAGTGAACGTAAGTGTTGTTGTGTTAGAGTATAATTGACGTAGGACGCTGAAGTGAAGTCATACAATTCATTCAGGCGAAGTTGGTACCTAAGGTCAAACATATTGGTGTTTGCCTGTGAATCTGATATTGGGAATATGCGAGAGATACCAACAATCTCCATTGGATTACCATCAGCATCGGTAGAACTGCTTAGGTCAAGATATCTTTGGTCTATATCCGATTGTTGAAGTGCTTTGATGTAGTAAACCTTTTGTAGGCCATCAAAATGATAATCTTGCCAGTATTGTATTGCATCATCAATACGGTCTTCTACCTGTTCATTATCTACGTTAATTTCAATAACTGGAAAACCTAGTCTGCGTAAACAGTAAGTTTTAAAATCAGCTCTGTTAGTTATGGTTGCCATGCAATCCTCCTATTGTTTCCTATTTATTCAATAGGAGGATTGGTAATTTATAACATGACTGGTCTTACTGTACTAATAGAATCTGGATCTGGATTTGGAATTTCAATAATATCTGAAATTGAAACTGTTATGCCTTTAGCATTATTATAAGCAGTAATTCCATAATATACTGAATTTGGATCACTTAGACTAGAAATATAAGATTCTAATGTTGATTTTTCTTCAGATGCTCTGATTATTGTTCTGGTTAAATTATCACTTGATACCATTATTGATACTGTGTTTATTGTGTTATTAAATGAACTATCAATATATTCACCTGTTGTATCAAACAAGGCATTATCAAACCATTTAATTGTTGTCGATGGTCTGGTTCTTACAATTGTTGTCGCAAAAACGTTTGCTGTTATTAAAGTTGTCATTTTTTTACCCTTATCCTAAAAATATTGAATCCATTAATCTTACTGATGTACTTGAACCTGAAGGTCCTGTTGGTCCTGTTGGTCCTGTTGGACCCGAAGGTCCTGTTGGACCTGGAGAACCATTTGTTCCTGAAGGTCCTGTTGGACCTGTGGGTCCAGTAGCTCCTGTCAGACCTGTGGGTCCAGTAGGGCCTGTAGCTCCTGTGAGTCCTGTCGGACCTGTGGGTCCAGTAGCTCCAGTAGGTCCTGTTGATCCAGTAGGACCTGTGGCTCCAGTAGCGCCAATTAAGCCCGAACTTGAACCTACCCAAGCGCCTGATGAATTTATTACTTGTGTCGCACCAACGGTTAAACCGTTTTTGACTACAAATGGATTTGTGTTAGCTGTTGCCAAGGTTCACTCTCCCCTTGTTGATTGTTGTTGTTATCTATTATTTAGTAGGATAGTTTCTTTTCAACCAATCTAATTCCATTCTTTCATTATTTAATTGATACCATCCGTTATTATTGTGTATGTTTATTAGTGAACCAAAATATTCTTCATACATTGCACCAACTTTATCATAAGAAAAGTTTTCTCCCCATCTTCTGCAATCTTTTGGCTTAATATTTTCTATGTTTTTTGCAGCCCAAACAAAGTGTTCAAATGTTCTACATCTATAACCAGTATATCCATGTAGATTTAATTCTGCTAACGCACCCCAATCAGTAGAGATAACTGGTGTACCAGATAACATGCACTCTATTTGTACACCTGCAAATGGTTCATTGTATAGAGAAGCAACAAATGCACCTTTTGCTTTTGACATTAAATTTTTTCTTGCCTCAACATCAGCAAAACCAAACTCTAGTACGTGTGCCGGTTTAGTTTCATAACCCATATCCTTTAATGAACCTTGGCCAGCAATCACCAATGTGGCACCTATCTGTTGTGTTGCCTGAATGGCAATGTTTAATCCTTTGCCATCATATACTCTACCCAAATAAAGAAAATAGTTTTCTTTCTTGGTGGTATATTTAAAATCATCTAAATTAAAGTAGTTTGGTATGACCGTATCATAGAATTTTTGATTACACACTTTAACGGATTCTAGTCCATAGTAAGCTGAGTGCATAGCATATGATTCGAATACTTTATAAGGTGCAAAATGTCCCCATGCATAACCAATTCCAGGTTCTACCACAATCATATCTGAATGTGCATCACAAATTTCCTTCATTGGGTGTCCCCAAAAAGGTAAAAGAAAGTCATTTGGTTTCTTTCTTTTTTTTATCTGTTTGATGGCATTTTGAATAAAGATTTTGTATGCTGAATCATTAATATCATACTTAAAATTGGTAGTTTTCCAATCGTAGTTGCCGTAACATTGATTCCATGCCACAGAAGAAAGAACATTAACGTGTTCATCACAATCAACTTTAGAGTCTTGATGACCGTAATGTATGATTGTATGACCTCTGGCCTTCATCATCTCACAAAATTTAACCACTTTTTGTGTAAAGGCGCAAGATACAAATTCTTTGGATGAAATGGTGTGTGGTACACCAAGTACATGAAATCTCATCGCCACTTAGGTCCTTCAAACCAAACGGCCAATGAATATCTTTTACCTCTTGTTACCGGTGTTGCGTGATGTTCTACAAAAGATGGAATAAAAATAGCGGAACCTTGTTGTCTTATGTCGTGAGCATTCGGCTTATCTTTTTCCGACCAGATTTCAAAATTACCACCATCATATTCTAATGGATTGGTTAATTGAATGACACAGGTTAGTTTTCGGTGATAGTATGGATCGTTGTTGATCCAGAATACGTCATGGTGACGTTTGTATTCACCTTGATTTTTTGAGTCGTATTCTGCCAATTGAATGAAAGATAGTTTGGTAACGTGAAAATTAAACCAATCGGAGTTGGCTTGTAATCCTATTTTCCAAATTTTATCAAATAACCATTCAAAGTTTGAATCATCTCTTTGAATAAAACGAACTTTACTTTTACGTACATCAAGATTTGTTTGTACGCCGTTATCTGTACCTACTGTGGATTCTTCTGGCGGAAGTTTTAATCCATCCGCCAGAATCTTTTCACATTCTTCTTTAGTAAAATAACTTTTGAAATAACACCATTCACCATTCATAACAAACCTTTCAAATTATATTATACGTTCATTGTATCTCTTAACACTCTAACTGTTGTTACAGCATTTGTTGGTGTACACAATAGATTCAATACACCAGTTGTAATAGAGGCATCAAATGTTCCTAATGAAGAACCAGTGAATGCTTCAGCATATTGTACTAGTGATGGAGTTGTACCATTATGAACAACTAACAATTCAATAACATGATAAGATGTTGAAGAAGTTAACTGTACAATGTATTTAGCAGAGCGATAAGTTGTTGCTGAAAAAGAGTCTACTGCAACTTGCGCTGTTGAAGAAGTTGTATATGTATTTGATGTTCTATAACTTAATGTCGATCCACCTTGTGCAAATGAAATACCAGCATGTGTTGGAGAAGCATTAGCTTGTAAATCTTGTGATGTATTAATTGTTAGAGTGGAACCAGAACCTGATATAGTTACGCCATTACCACTTGTAAATGTTACAACACCCGATGCAGTTGGCGTTGCAGAACCTGTTGTACCGTTGAAGGTATTAGAAGAAGTATTTGCTCTGCCGTATGCAGCCTGTGCTGATGTAATTCCAGAGTTTGCATATAATGAAGCAGAAGCTGCATTATTGATACCTGTATTAGCATATGAACTTGCTGAAGCAGCGTTATTAATGCCTGTATTTGCATAAGAAGATGCTGAATTAGTTGCATTAAAAGCAGCCTGTGCTAACGTGATACCTGTATTAGCATATGAACTTGCTGAAGCAGCATTGTTTATACCTGTATTAGCATATGAACTTGCTGAAGCAGCATTGTTTATACCTGTATTAGCA